CCAATACTATAAGTTTACCTTTGATACCCATCATTAGGAATCCAATTAAACCTATTGCTTTTATAGTGCCTGGTAAGCTGTTGGTCATATCAACCAATCCTTTGATTGAGTTGGCCGCTATCTTGACCACTGGGGTCATCATATCTCCAAATTTAGCAAGTCCCAGTGTCGCGGCTTGTAGAGCATTCACAATGTTTCTACCCATAACTCCCGCGGCTTCTTCTATACTGCCAAATCTACTTTCTAGGAAACTGTCCAAACTCTTTAACATAGCTTTAAAGAAATCAAATGGTCCACTGTCCATAAGTTCTACTTTAAATTTGAAGAACTTATCCCCAATCATTGATAGTGTTCCAGTAAATGTGTTAGCCATCTCTGCGGATGCTCCCAACATAACTGCTTCACCACTTTCAAATGCATCTATGATGTGTTTTTTGGTTTCTGCCGCACTAAATCTCACACCTTCTTCAAAGCCCAATAGTGATTTAACACCTTTTTCTCTAAACAAGTCTGCCGCCGCAATACCACCACTGAATGATCTTTGTAGTTGTTCAGCTGTAGTCCTAAAGTCTAGTCCTGTGGCTGCCGCAATATCACCTGTTATCTTTAATACCTGTTGTAGCTCTTCAGCATTGTCTGTGACTGTTAGTAGTAATGGAGCACTATTGGCTATCTCTTGTAGTTGGAATGGAACACCAGCCGCAAAATCCGTTAATGTTTCAAAAGCTTCTGCACCTTTTTCAGCACTACCTGTTAGGAACTTCAATTGGATTGCTAGGTTCTCTACTTCAACTGCTGTGTTAAGGAAGTCTTTGCTTAATTTGAAAGCACCCACAGCCGCTACAGCACCTAGGATGATGTTCTGTAGTTTACCAAATGCCGCACCAGCCTTGCCAGTGTTTGTTTCAAGTCTGCCCATTGACTTTTGAACATCATTGAATGCTTTTTGGGTTTTATTTACCCCTACTAGTTCTATTCGCTCTGTTGCCACTCTGTTGTTTCCTAACTTGCTGTTGTTCCTCTTCTTTGCGGATTTGGAAGTAAGCTAACCAAGTTTTATATTCTATTAGGGACATCTTTTGGACCTCAGCAATACTACACTTTAAATAGTCTGCGAGGGAAACTTGATTATACAAGTTTCTATCCCCTGTTAGTTTTTTCTTATATCCTCAACTGAGTCAGCATTAGCATTATTAAGAACTGTTGCTATCTTGACAATAACACTTGGATCAACTTCGTGTAAGAAAGTTGCTCTATCCGTTGGTTTGAACATCTTCTCACCGTGTTTGTCCAGTGCCTTTGTTATAACACTTTCTACCAAAGCTTCTGCTGTTTTATTCTGTTGTTGTAATGCCATAATTTTGTTTTCAACACTCAAACTTGAAGTTGATTTGTAATATATGTCAATACCCCATTCATCACATTTGTATTTGCCCAAGTCACCATTTAATCTATTTTTAAAATGGCCAGTTGCGGCTTCAATTGCTGATAATGTATTTGTTTTGTCCGTTGTAGTCATCGTTTTAATCTCCTACTTTTAATATACCTATCCATAATCCGGATAGTTGGTTTAGTTATGCCCTTAGGGGCTTGTCTGCTGTGCCCTTTGTCTAGAAACGGCACATATTCTACTCTGTTCTCCACTATAAAGCCTTTGGGTCTGGTTTTCCTTTTCCATTTGCTTTTAGCGAAGCCTGTGTCAACAGGTGTTAATGATCGGGCTGTCTCGTAAGTCTTGTTCTTGATGTCATCTAACATTTTTTGGACAGCTTTGCCCATTTTGTTAGCATCAAAAGAACTCTTGAAACGGATACCGATCATCAAACAGCCTTATGATGTTTGTTCTGTAGTTAAAGCACCTGTGCCTTGACCACTGAAACTACATTCTACAACTCCATCAACACTTGAAGTGATACTAAATGAAGTGAATACAAATCCACCGTGTAATTTAGTGTTTCCAGTTGTTGTTGCAGTTCCTGATGGGTAACATTCAATTGTTCCTAATGTGCTGTCGCCTGACATAGACATAAAGTCGTCTATTTTGGCTGTAGCTACATCAGTAAAATCAAAATACATATCTCCACTAACAGTAAAAGTTGATAGACCAGGTTGGTATGTTCTGTAATTACCAGTTGATCCCATTACTGTTGTTTCTACTGCATCTTGAGTTTGGTCGATAGTAAAAGATCTTAAGTTACCCACTTGTTGGTCTGCACCTGAAAGTGATTCACCTGTGATCTTTACAACACCGTCGTGTCCCGTAAAAAATGCCATAATTATTTCTCCTTATTAATATTAATAATGCCAATGTCTTCTTGCTTGATATCTGCTTCCACCTCGACCTTGGCTTTTTTAGGTTTGACAGATTGTTTAACAGCCTTCATAGCAACAGTTGGTTCATTCTTGTTCCAACTCCAGCCATCATTGACCACTAATTCGTTTGCGGCACTCCAGTTAAGAGTTTTCTCTTTGCCTTGTTTGTAAATCTTTTTAAGTCCCATAATTATAATGTCCCTCGTGTGTATTTATATTGAACTGTGTATGTTATATCTACTCTTCCCAAAGGATATAAACTTGAATCATCACTTGCTATGTTTGATACAAAGCTGTTCAATGCTAAATTGTTTCTTGTTCTATCCACTTCCAATGCTTCTTCAATGGCTTCAACCATATTGTTCTTTTGTGTGTCAATGTTGTTGTTGGAAGTTGTTGTGCTACTTTCAGCTCTTACATAAGTTTCAATCGTGTAGTTGATCAAACTCAATCTTGCTCCACCCATACTTTCATCGCTACGAGCTTCTTCTGTGGTCCTTACTATTATAGCTGGATACTGTGCTATAGACAAGTCTGTAGTGTTGATAGGGTTCCTAGACACCAATACTACTGCAGGATCAGTTATGCCCTGTAGTGTCTGCACTATGTTTTTGGCTATATCTTCTCTTGTTGACATAACACCTACCTCACTAATCTATTGAAGTGTTGTGTTTGTTCTTCGTGTGCTTCTACTGTGCCATCACCATCCCAGTCATATTTTACTCCGTCCTGTAGTATCATATCAAACTCATCACGGAATCTTGCTTTGTAAAAGTCAATCATCATTCTGAATCTATCTGGTTCTGCTGTGTGTTGTGTTAGTTGTGGTAAGATGTAAAAAGCTAAACAATGGTAAACTGCCGCATTCGTAAATTGGCTTGCTGTTAGCTTTGTATTGGTCATCTCTAAATCTGTGCTGTTGAAGTAACTTCCTCCAACTCTGTCTCTTCTCACTCTAGGCCACCATTCAACTCTCAAATGTCTCTGTATGTCAGCTGTTGTTTTTGAATGATAAGCTGAGAAGTCAATAATACCATAGTCTTTGATATTAGGTTCATATTCTAAAATGTTAGCATCCGTTGAATAGTTGCTCATATGTTTAATCCTTTATATAACAGAGTGGGTGTAATAAAACACCCACCCATATTGTCGTTGCTCCACTGTCAATCGTATTATGATACAATTGAAGAGTCAGCTACTAGTTCGATACCATAAGAGTCGTGTATTTCACCAACTCCATATACCGCTGTTGCTACCATCTCTGTAGCACGAGCTGATGCATCTCTTTGAGTTTCAATTTTGATGTCATTTCCAAGAGCTAATGCTAAAGCATCTCTATGGAATAATGCACCTTTTGAATCACCTGATGTATCAGTTACATTAGAAGTCTCATAGACAGGAACTCCTGCAAGTGTGCCTACATATCCAGTTCTCAATGCTTCGTTAGCTACATCATTTGCTTGAGAGTTAGCAAAAGTGTTAGTCAAGTTAGATTTTAGATCGAATGCTACATTTGGATGTAATACACAAGCTAGGTCTGAACCTGGAACACCTGCCGCTCTTAATTTAGCTACTGCTTCAAAGATTTTAGCCGCTGTCATTCTACCTGCCGCATCATCTGATGCCGCACCTACTGCCACTGAAAAACCGTCAAACAATGCTGTAAGATCTTGGTCGATCTTCTTCGCAATAGCTTCACCAAATAGTCTTCCAATGTCTGAGATAACATTTGCCGGAGTGTGATTCACTGCCATATCTGAAACATTAGTCATTAAACCAATTTCTGATAATGTAATTAGCACTTCGCTTGAAGTGATAGCTGATGGTGTTAAGTCATCTGCTTCATTCACTGCGGCCGCTGTTGGATTACCGTATATTGGCACTTGTAGAACTTTGCCTGAGTTCGCTGGAACTGAGTAGTTTTTTACAAGGTTTCTCATAATTGATCTTTCCTGAGCTACAAATTGTGCTTCAGCTACGATCGGTGCAATCAAGTGATCTAATGAGCTAGTTCCACTTAATATTGTTTTTATTTCGTCTGCCATTTTATTTTCTCCTTTAAAGAATTAGCAATTAAGATATTTTGTTATCTTTTCGATATTCAGCATATCGCTTCCTATCTTCTGGATTACTCATATCAAGTTTGGTTATGTCTAGCTTCTCACCGCTGCCAGCCACTTCACCTATCTTGCTTTGTGATCCACTACCGCTTGGAGTGGCACTAACAAAATGGGGATTGGCCGTTAAAAATTCATTAACAAGGTCTGACACCTTTAGATGCTCACCATCTTCTTTGTATCTTACTTGCTTCGTTTTTGGATCAACAATCTCAACATCACCAGCTTCGTTCATAATAACTTGGTCCTTTATAAGTTGTGACACTTGTCCAGGATTCACTGCTTTCATTTTACTAGCCGCATCAAGTAAAGCACCATCAATCTTAATAGTTTTCACTTGACCAAGCAAACCGTTTATTTGTTCATCTTTTTTGGACATACTGTCTTTTAAAATTTGTTCAAACTCACCCTTTGCTTTGAGTTTATCTTGTTTCTCCTTCTCAGCCTTTTGATTTAATTCATTGTAGTATTCTGGGTCAATCCCATCATATTTCTTTTCAAACTTTCTTCGCTCTCTTGCGATTCTGTCTGCTACAACTCTATCAAGTTCAGCCTGCGAGAACTGTTTACCATCAGTTTCAGTTGTTGCTTCAGCTTGTGCTTCCGCTTCTACTGGAGCTTGTGTGTGCTCAGTGTTTTGTTCCGTTTCACTCATCGTGTATTCTCCTTTTTTATAGTTCGTAAGTTTAACTTTCCAACCATTACAGTTGTTTTTTATATTTATGCTGTGCTCTTGCTTGTGCTAACACATCATAATCTTGTTGTATCAATACAGGCACTGGAGTTGAATGTCCTTTGAACTTGGGATGGCTGTATAACCATTCTTCGTTGTCATAAAGTTTATTGTGTCTCCGTGCTGTGTTGTAAAGCTGTCTTGCTGTCATAGATGTTTTGTATATCCGGGCCACATATGGTTGTTGTAAAGGTATAACTTGGTCTTTCCAATCAACTATGTCTATCCGCTGTGATCGCCAATATGCTTTTGACCACGGACATACTGAAACAATTGAAGCAAAGTATTCGCTCCAATTAACCTCTTCTGCCACCTTTTTTCTTTTTCTTCTTCTTGTCTTCTTTGGATTTGGTAAATGATTTACCTTTGCCCATTGATCCGCCTCTTCTTTTAGCCATTGTCTTCTCCTCCTTGGTTAAACATCGCTGATAGTTCAGGATGTAAATTTAGTATTTGCTCTGTGGTGTAGCCTTGTGCTAACATCTCTTTCATATGCTCTACTAATTCTGTTGGGTTAGACATTGACTTGTGAGTCATCTCAGTCTGTAAAGGTTGTGTGTTGTCTTGGTCTGCTATAACTCTTTCCAATACATCTTCGTCTGTGATAAGAGCTTTTGCTAACATTATGTCTATCTCTTTCAATAGTTCACCGTTTTCTGGTTTTGTTTCTTTTGCTTGTTTTAAAAGAGTGATTGTGTTTTCTTTGTCGTGTATGTTGAAGCTGTCTGGATAGTCAATTACACCATCCCACACTTTGTTCTGCCATAAGGCCCACATTCTCCATATTTGTTCTTCTGCTAATTCCAGCAAGTCCGCTTTCTGTGATAGCCTAGCATTCAATAATTGAAATTCAGTCTGTAATGCTACACCACTCATTGCTTTTGCTGTGGTTGATCTTACCCCGCCCATATTGGCCATCCTGTTTATGCTATCAACTTTTTCATTGATGCTGGATATAATCTGTGTTATACCTGACCCTGATGGTTCTAACAAGAAAGGTTTTAGGTTGGGGTCCAAGTCATCCGGTAGGTCTATAACTGCTCCGGCACCTGCTGATGCCATCGTGCCGCTAGTCTTTACAAGACTGGGATGATTGGAAACTCTAATTAGCTGTTCAAGTTCCGATAGTTCGTTGTATATTGCTCTTTGAGTGTCTGATATATCAGCTATGTCACTCACACCAATACCTCGTGTTTGACTTCTACCCGCATAAACTGGGATACAAGGCACAACACCTAAAGGATTTGGAAATACATCTACCACTTCACTTGCTTTTTTGATGTTTGTTCTTTTGTATATGGTTGTTTCTGTTTCTGTTATAATTCTATAGTATATGTTTTTGTCATCTATGCCGTCCAATAGTGTTAGACTGCCCAAAGCATACACACCATTTGATCTTCTGTAATACTTCCAATCAATGACATTCTCTGGAGTTATGATTGATACATAAGGACGGATCTCTTGTTGTAATTCTTCTGCTCTGGTGTTGACGGTTGTGTTTGGCTTGTCCACCATTACCCAAATATTTCCGTATATCGCTGAGTAAGTGGCACAGTCTCTCATAAAAGCATTGAAGCTCCTGCCGTCTAAATCACAGTCACTTAAAAAACTATCTAAACTTGGATCATTTGTGACCTGTGTGCCGTATTCTCTTGTTGGTGGCTTTCTAAATAAAAAGCTGTTGTAAGTCTCTACAACACTCTTACAATGGTTGTCTAAAGGTGTGTTTTTTAATCTGCCTTCAAAGTCTTCATCAGACTCCAAAACATATTTTATTAAATATCTGCCTTCTCTAAAATCATTACCGCCGTTATAACTGTCGCTATAATACTGCCACCTTCTTATGTTATTTTTCCAATCTGGGTGTAGTTCTAAGCCGTAATATTCAAGTCTATATTTTACATCAAAAGCATCTTGAATTGTTGCCATATCCTATGTCCTTAATTTGTTCGCATTGACCAAGTTTGTAGTTTGTTATTATTTATGCTGTTTCTTTTAACAGGATAAATATACTCCACCATATATCCCACAGCATCAGCCATATGTTCCAAGCCGTCCGTTGCTGGTTGGTTTGTGCCTTCTTTGTATATCTGTCTTGATAAACTTTTTATGGTGTTCTTACAATTTGGTGTTATTTTTAATTTCTGTTTGCCGTTAGCACTCTTGAGAGAACTGTTGACAGCATTTATTCTATCCCTAACAGCAGGGTTGGTGGGTCTTGTCATTGTTCTAAAGCCTGCATTGACCAAAATACTTAAATCCGTTCTACCACCCGCACTTGTTTTTCTTTGTCTGCTGGCACTGTCTGGAAACACTATGATGTGTTTGCCTGGATATCTCTGTTTTATCTCTGACACCATTTCATCTGTGTTACTGCCGTATATCACTATCTCATCAAATATAGTTAAGCCTTCATCTGTTCTTGTGGCTATACAAGCTGACATTGGTGATATGTTAAAGTCCATTCCAATCAAAACTGTCTGTGGTATTTGCGGTTTCTTGTGTTCTATAGTGTGTGCTCCATAATTGTAATACACTTGGCCACTGTATGTTTCAAAGCTGGCTTCATATTCTTGTCTAAATGTTCTTTCATCCAAGTCATTGCGAGCCTGTTCTATCTCTGTGGCTGGCACTTGTTTACCATCTAATGTGGTGTATTGGAAACTTGACCAATTGTTGGGATCTATGCTGGCCTGTTGATATAGATCATAACTCCAATTACCTATGCCCTTTGGTGTTCCACAAAATAAAGCACTACCGCCTGTGTCTGATAG